AATTCTGCAAATAACAGGTCATACCCGTTTACGTACACAGTCTCCGCAGCAAATACGTGGACAACTGCGGCAATCACCATTCCCGGAGATACCTCTGGAACGTGGCTGACCAACAACGGCACGGGGATCGATGTTTGTTTTGGTGTCGGCGTCGGCTCCAACTTTTCAGGCACTGCCGGTGCGTGGGCGGGTTCAAACTTTGTCTCAGCCACAGGTTCTGTCAGCGTAGTCGGCACAAGCGGAGCCACCTTCTACATCACAGGCGTCCAACTCGAAGCTGGCTCTGTCGCCACGCCGTTTGAGCGCAGACCGTATGGGACTGAGTTGCAGCTTTGCCAGCGGTATTATGAGTGGGGCGTCGCTTCTGGGTCTGGGTACGGACAAATTACAAACATTTTTGACGCTGGATCAACGTCTAACATTGATTTTAAGGCGTCGAAGAGGGTCGTGCCAACATTGACGAACATGTCGTTGTCGGCAAATCAGTATCCCAATAACCAAAACAACACCGTTCCACGCTACGAAAACGGATTTGCCCGAGAGTTTAGGTACACCACGGTTAACAACACAGCGTTTTGGAATGTCACCACCGGCAACGGAGGCTCTACCGGGCCTGCGGGGCATCAAATAATCTGGAACGCTTCAGCGGAGCTTTAATCATGTACCAACTTACCCAATACAACAGCGTGCATCGCCTGTCCGACAACGCCTTCATCCCCTTCGACCCCGCCAACACGGACTACCAAGCCTACCTTGCGTGGCTTGCCGAGGGCAACGAGCCTCTTCCCGCAGAAGACCAAACAGGGCAAAATACACCCATTCAGGAGTAACCGATGGCACAGCAATTTACCAACAACGCCCGATCGACGATCACCAGTACGATCTCGGCTTCAGACACCACGTTGACGGTTCAATCGGCTGCCGCCGATTTGTTTCCTGTTGCTGATGTGGGTACTGGCAGCATCCCATCAGCCAACAGCTGGTTCAAAGCCACCCTCCAAGACGTCAGCGGCAATGTGGAAATCATCCATGTGCGCACGCGCAACTCTGGCTCTGCGGTGTTTTCCAACATCATCCGGGCACGCGAGGGCACGACGGCTCGAGAGTTCATCGCCGGTACTATTGTCGGGTTGCGCCTCACGGCCGCTGACATAGGCACCGTTGTGGGTGCGCTGGATACCATCTACAACGCCATTTACCCTGTCGGTTCTATCTACACAAACGCTGCAAACAACACCAACCCCGGCACATTGCTGGGCTTCGGCACTTGGACTGCTTTTGGTGCGGGGCGCGTTGCAGTTGGCTTCGATGCTTCGGACCCGTTGTTCGACGCCGCTGAAGAGACTGGCGGTTCTAAAGACGCAATCGTTGTGTCTCACACCCACACAGGCACAACTGGAAATCAGAGCGCAGATCACTCGCACACATTTAGCGGCACGACCAGTTATGTCGGAAACCATTCCCACAGTCAAGTGGGCGTCAACGAGCTTCAGCAATTTACCCAAGGCGGCGCTGGCTGGGCCTCTGGTTCTACGGCAAACACTGGCGGTGCCGGCGCACACGATCACACCTACAGCGGCACCACGTCCGGAATGTCTACAAGCCACAACCACGCGTTTACAACGGCCTCGGCTGGCTCGGCCGGCACCAACGCCAACCTCCAGCCGTTCATCACGGTCTACATGTGGAAGCGCACCGCGTAAGGAACCACCATGGTTGCAGTTAACATCAAAGCGTTTCGTGGCACGGTGCCCCGTATTAACTCGCGACTGCTCCAGCCCAATCAGGCCAGCACGGCTGACAACTGCAAAATTACATCGGGCGGGCTTGAGCCCATTCGTCGCCCAGCCCTGGTGCACACGTCACAACTTGCCGATATCCAAACCGCCTATTTCTGGCGCGCGCTGATCTCCGGCTACCCGCAAGACAACTGGCTGGTGTGGAACTCGGATGTCGACATCGTGCGCTCTTTGGTCCCCAATGACCCAGAGCAGCGGTTTTACTTCAGCAGCGCAGCGTTTGAGCCGAGGATTTCTACGTACGCGCTTGCCATCAGCTCTTTGCCGTACCCAACAGCTTGGTACGCATTGGGCGTATTTGCACCTTCAACCGCGTTGACTGCCAGCGTAGCGGGCGGCTCAGGTACGTTGGAGACTCGGTTTTATGCCTACACCTACGTGACAACCCTTGGGGAAGAGTCGCCCCCGTCACCACCATCGAACGCAACAACTGGCTACCCCAACGGGACATGGAGCCTGTCGTCCATGCAGACGGCTCCGCCAAACACGGGTTCTGTTTCTGCTGCAACCAGCATCGGCGGCGAGCAGGTGCGCGTGACGCTCAACACGACTTTTGGTCTGTCGCAGTACGACCTGATTACCTTTGCAAGTGTTGGGGGCATGACCGACCTCAATGGCACCTTCCGCATCCAGTCGCTGGGGCCAACGGCCAACACGCTGGTGGTCAACCTTGACACTGCGCAGACCTACACCTCGGGCGGCAGCTGGACGAAGACTGCTCCCCACAACATAACCGGGATGACCAAGCGCATTTACCGCACGGTCGGCACCGGCGGGGACTTCTTGTTTGTCGCCGAGATCGCTGTGGCGACGACGAGTTACACCGACGCGGTGGCTGCGGATGACCTGGGTGAAATCCTGCCCACGGCGGATTCCTTGCTGCCGCCGAAGAACCTGGTGTCGCTGACCAACTTGCCCAACGGCTGCTTGGTCGGTATTGCGGGCAACGAGATTTGCTTCAGCGACCCGTACATGCCCTACTCGTTCCCACTACGCAACCGGTACACCATCAGTGGCGTCGGTGTCGATTTGATTGCGGCGGGCAACTCGGTGATTGTCTTGACGGACAGTTACCCCGTCCTGTTCACGGGCTCGGACCCCGAGGCTATGTCCCCTTCGGTCATGCAGACCTACGCTCCTTGTATTGCCAAACGAGGCGTTGTGGACGTTGGTGGTGGGGCGATGTACCCAAGCTTTGACGGTTTGTGGATTGTGGCCCCCGGCCGCGTCGAGAAGCTAACCCAGAAGCTATACCGCGAAGAAGACTGGCGCCTGCTGCGCGCAGAAACCTTTGTGGCTGGTTTTGTTGATGGCCAGTACTATGCGCGGTACTACGACGACCAAAACATCCCCTACACCTGGTTGTTTGACACGGCCGAGAACGACAGCGTTGTCCGCATTGAGCAGGACGCCTCGTACTACCTGCGTAACGACGTAGACGGGGAGTTGTATCTGGCCGAGGGCAACAAGGTGTATCGCTGGGACTCAAGCCCAACTTCCAAGTATGTTTCTGACTGGGTTAGCTCAGACATCCAGCTGCCGCGCCCGACCAACTTTTCTGTTGCCCAGATTCATGCTCCGTTTATTCAAGTGGCGCCGCCGGACGAAACTGTACTTCAGAACAACATCACTCTATATGCAAGCGTTGACTTAGTTGGCGGCGCTTTGAACGCGGACTCTTTCTTGGCGACTGAAGTCAACGGCTCGGCTCTCGGGCTGTACGAAACCGTGTCGCCAGACAAAGTGCAGTTCTCGCTGTACGCTGACGGTAATATTGTGTACTCCCGAACGGTTACGTCCTCGGAGCCGTTCCGTCTGCCTTCGGGCTACCTGTCCGAGGTGTACAACGTGGGCTTGACTACAACCATCCCAATGTACAGCGTCACAGTGGCTGACTCTGTTGTTGAACTGGCACAGGCATCGCAATGACCAAGGCCGCCATTCCCGCAGTAAACACCGGCAGCGCCGAAATGGACCAGTTTGTGGCCGCGGTCAAGCAGAACATTGACGCCATAACGGGGCAGGCCCGCAACGTGAGCAAATTGCCACCACTGCCGCAAACGGCTACACTTACCGACGTTATCGCACGCCTCAACGCGATAACAGCTCGCTTGCAATGAGGCCTACGGAGAAACACATGAAACGATTGATTCTGGCCACCGCTGTGGCCTTCACCCTGACGGCTTGCGCCACGAACCAAGACGCTTACTACGCTGCCATCGCTGCTCGTGAAGCACGACAGGCAGAACAAGAACTCCGCGCTGACACTGCCATTGCACAGATGGCCGCAAGCGGTGATGCACAGGCCAAGGGTATGGCGTTGATGCACTTTGCGATGAAAGCAACAGCGTGAAGCAGAACCAGCAAGCCATTGCCGCGCCGAAGTCCACAGCCGAGGCTTTGCTGCCTTGGGCCGCGCTGATCGTGCCAAGCATCACGCAGTTCTACTCGATCACCAAGAACGCTGAGATGGCCATCAACAGCAGCAACAATGCGCTGGCTGGCAAGATCGACGACAACGACATGGTCACCGATCTGGTCAAAGGCCGCATCGACCCACTCGTTGGTGACGCTGACGACGTGTTGCTGTACCCACGATGATCTTCCCTACGCCCTATCTGCTGGCTGGTGCTCTCGCTGTCGGCTTGCTGACAGGGTGGACCGCCAACGGCTGGAGGCTGAACGGGAAGATTGACGAGATGGTGCTGGAGCACACGCAAGCCGTGCAGGTTGCCACGCAACAAGCACTGGACAAAACCAACAGTATGCAAAGGGAGAAAGATGATGCAGTTGCCAAAGCACAAGCACAAGCGCGTACCAATGCTGCCGCTGCTGATTCTGCTCGTCTTGAGCGTGACGGGCTGCGCGACGACCTCGTTGCCAGTCGTGGCACCTTCGCCAGTTCTACCAACGCCTCCCTTTCCGCTTACGCCGACACCCTCTCAGTCGTATTCGAGCAGTGCACAAAAGAGTATTCAGAGCTGGCGGCAAAAGCTGACGGCCACGCCGCTGACACCAGCACCCTCTTCAACGCTTGGGCAGCCATCGCGGCCGTGAAGTAATGTTGCTGGAACTGGCGGCGGCAAACGCAGCGTTCGCAGTCATCAAGGAGGCTGTGCAGAACTCTGGCGACATCATGAACGCTGGCGACGCGCTGTTCAAGTACTTTGACTCCAAGGCAGAACTCCAGAAAAAGGCCAACGAAAAGGGTGGCTCAAGCCGTGGCGATCTTGAAGAGTTCATGGCGCTTGAAAAGCTCAAGCAGCAGGAGGAAGAACTCAAGCAGATGATGATCTACTCCGGTCGCGGCGGCATGTGGGACGACTGGTTGGCGTTTCAGGTCAAGGTCAAGAAAAAGCGTGAAGCGGACAAGCGACAGAAAGTGCTTGATCGTCAACGCCTGATCGGACGAATCAAAGACGTGGCCATGATCATTTTGATCATTACGCTATTGGGAGGCTTGGGCCTCATCATCGGTTTTGCAATTTGGATGGCAAGGGACGTATGAAAACCATCATCACAATACTGGCCTTGGTGGCCCTTGCTGGGTGCGACGATCGCTTCCGGTACGACTGCCAAGACCCCAAGAATTTCGGCAATCCGAAATGTGAACCCCCTGCCTGTGAGGCAACGGGAACCTGTACCAAAGACCTGCTAGGACCACCCAAATGAAACCCACCTTGGACGAGAAGTTGAAGTTCTGCATCGGCATCGGCATGACGATCACCCTGATGGGCATCGTTTTCACGGTGCTGTACTCGCTCGTGTTTGTCACCCAGCCCATGGGCGGCATGGCTCCCAATGATGCACGCTTCTTCGAGCTGCTGTTCCCGATCGCCACGTTCATCACCGGTTCACTCGGCACCCTGTTGGCCATCAACACCGATCCGGGCAAGCCAAAGAAGCCTGAGCCAACCCCGACTACTGAACCAACCGAAGGAGTCTGACCATGACACAACTGACCAAGAACTTCTCGCTGCACGAGCTGACCAAGTCTGAGACCGCGCTGCGCTACGACATGGAGAACAACCCCGGCCCCGCCGAGATTGGCAACCTGACTGAGTTGGCCGGCAAGGTGCTTCAGCCTATCCGTGACCACTACCAGAAGGGCGTCAAGATCAACTCCGGCTTTCGTCACCCTGACGTCAACGCCAAGGTGGGTGGATCACGCACCTCGGATCACTGCAAGGGCATGGCCGCAGACCTCGAAATACCCGGCGTGGCCAATGCCGATCTGGCACAGTGGGTCAAAGATAACCTTGAGTTCACCCAGCTCATCCTCGAGTTCTACACCCCCGGCATCCCTGACTCCGGCTGGGTGCATGTCAGCTACGATCCCGGCAACCTAAAGAAGCAAGTCATGACGGCCACGAAGCAGAACGGCAAGACCGTTTATCTGCCCGGATTGGTTGCCTGATACGGCTCTGACGGCGTACAATCACACAACTTCGTAGGAGCGCAATATGCCCAGTACACGCCCCGGCACCATGGGTGCCTACAAACCCCGTCGCCCCGGCATGACCATGGACGATGTCATGACTCCAGAAGGCCGCGCAATGCGCGACCGCGAGAAGGCCCGCGTTCAGGATGAGAAAGACCGCGCCGCTGCGGGCCGTGCGTATGACAAGGTTACCGGCATGAAGAACGGCGGCATGGTGAAGTCCACACCCAAGGCAACGCCCTACATGTGCGGCGGCAAGGTCAAGTAATGGCCAAGACCGCAGCTTGGCAGCGCAAGGAAGGCAAAGACCCCGAAGGCGGCTTGAACGCCAAGGGGCGCGCCTCCTACAACAAGGCCAACCCCGGCAAGCCGGGTCTGAAGCCTCCTGCGCCCAACCCCAAGAACGAGAAGGACGCGGCTCGCCGCAAGTCGTTCTGCGCGCGCATGAGCGGGATGCCCGGTCCGATGAAGGATGAAAAAGGTCAACCCACACGCAAAGCGCTGTCGCTCAAAGCGTGGAACTGCTGAGGTAGACGATGCCCGGTGTAGCCCTAAAAATCCAGCGGTTCTTCGGCGAGGCGCCGAAGCTCAGCTCCGAGCTGCTGCCGGACACGGTTGCGCAGTTTGCGTACAACCTCGACCTGTATTCTGGGGACTTGATACCCTACCGTCGACCCGAGCTCATCACCGATCTTGACAAGACGGGCACCGTCAAGACCATCTACCCAATGACGGACCCCGGTACCGGAGACACCAAGTGGCTGCACTGGGTCACGGACGTTGACGTGGCCGCTTCGCAAGCAGAGGGTGACACTGACCAGCGAATTTACTACACAGGTGATGGCGCACCGAAGGCCACCACCTACACACTGGCCACGAGCGCAACTCAGTTCCCCAGTGCGAGCTACATTCTGGGGTTACCGCTGCCAACCGCGAAGCCTGTCGCCGTTGCACAGGCTTTCACACAGAAGTCGTCCACCAAGCGCGCACGTGATGCGGGTAACACCGTCACAATCACCACCAGCGTCGCGCACGGGTTGACTACGGGGGACTTTGTCACCACCACCAGTTTTGGCGGCACTGCGTACAACCTCTCCAACGTGCGTGTCACCGTCATCGACGCTACCAAATTCAGTTATTTCTCGTTTGGCAACGCCGAAGCGGAGACAACCGACACCGCAGGCCGTGTAGACCTTGCAGGCGTTACGCAGCCTCGCACGTATGTGTTCACTTACTACACCGCGTGGGAAGAGGAGTCCATCCCCTCAGAGCCGTCGGACACATTGTTCCTCAAAGAAGGCCAAGCGGTCGTGCTGACCAACATCCCGAGCCTGTGGACACACGGCCCCGGGTACCAAGAAACCGGCATGAAGATACGGGTGTACCGGACCGTCGCTGGCGTCAGTGGCTCGTTCTACTACCGCACTGCTGAACTGGACATGGCTTCGCCGATCACGGCAACGTACGCCCGCTCCGGCGCCACGGTCACTGTGACCAAGGTTGGCCACGGGTTCACAACGGGCGCGATCGTCACGTTCCGGGCCACCACTGGCACGGCGACTGCGGGCGTCTACACCATCACAGTCGTCAACGCGGACACGTTTACGTTTACCGATGAGAACACCGGCACGACCTCGGGCAACTGCCAGTACGCCGCGGCGCTGACCTACACGGACGACAACGACGTCACTGAGCTCGACGACATCTTGACCTCCGAGGACAACGACCCGCCAGACCCGGACATGAAGGGTTTGCTGGCCATCCACAATGGCATGGTGGTCGGCTTCATCGACAAGACGATCTGTTTTTGCGAGCCGAACAAGCCGCACGCTTGGCCAATCAAATACCGCCGGCAGGTGGATTCGCCGATTGTTGGCTTGGGCGCCTACGGCACCACGCTGCTGGCTTTGACGGATCGCACGCCTTGGAAGCTCGACGGCAACAACCCCACGGCCATGTCGCTCACGCGCACCGATTACATCTTGCCGTGTGTGTCCAAACGCTCCATCATCAACATCGGTTTCGGTGTGGTGTGGTCGTCTGCCGGCGGCTTGGCTGTGTACTCTACGTCGATCGGCACGGATTACCTGACAAAGAACGTGCACAGCTGGACCACGTGGTCTCGTGCTGTTGACCCCTCACTGGTGTACGGCGCGTACTACCGCGGCCGGTACTTTGGCTCCGACGGCACGAACACGTTCTTGTTTGAGCGCAACGAGCAGGTTGGCGGGCATTTGGTGCAGTCTGACGTCAAGTTCACTGCTGCGCACTACGACGCCAAGACCGACAAGTTTTTCTACGCCCATGATGGGCAGGTGTGGCTCTGGAACTCGCCCAACATCGGCAACGCTGTGCTGGACTGGAAGTCCAAGACGTTCACGACCAAGCAGCCCATCAACATGGGCGCAGCCCGGGTCATTGCTGACTATTTGGGTGATGATGACGAGGCGGCGCTCATTACAGAGAACAACGCCATTCGCGCAGCCAACCAAGCGCTCATCAACGCGGACGACCCAGCCGGGTCACTGGGTACGGCCATGGCCAACCAGCACCAAGTGGCGGGTAGCAATCTTAGCGACTTCCGCGAGAGCTACCGCACGGTCACGTTCCAGTTTTTCGTCGACAAAAAGCTCATCTACACGGCGGTCCGTGAGAATGACAACGCGTTCCGTTTGCCCGCCGGGTACCGCTCGGATACGTTTGAGGTACGGCTCGCCACCAACGTGCGGGTGCGCGCTGTGCACATGGCCGAGTCCATGGCCGGATTGAGAGGCGCCTGATGCCTCAGTATCAGGGTTTACCCGCTATCCCTCCAGAGCAGATTCCGCAGTGGCAGTACGACATTTTGGCTGCCATGAAGGAAAACCTTGAGATCATGATGGGCCAGCGTGGCCCCGGCCGCACGGTTACGAACGACGCCATTGGTGTCGAGCCTGCGGACCGGCAGGGTATGAAACAGCTTTCTGCGCGCGGCGATTTTTATGAACTGACCACAACCGGTGGCGTTATTTATTTCCCGACGCGCGACGATTATGTAAAATTGCTCAACGATACGCAGCAGTTGGCAATCGACGTTGCAAACATCCAGAGCGCGCTCAACGCACTTTTAGAGAACCTGAGGTCCTAACATGGCAAGCCTACTCGAACAAACCACAGTACCGACTCGCGGTGTGGGCCTCACATCTGGGGTCGACTATTTCGGCGACGTAGGCCGGCGCCAGCAGGTTTCTCTCCCGGAGCCGCAACGGCAGCCCCAACAACAGCCGCAAGCTCCTCTGCGCCCACCACAGAACATCACGCCCGCAGCTCCGAGCTTACAGGCCGCTGACACGCGCGCCATAAACGCAGGGTTCCAAGAGCCAGCGCCTGAGCCCGGCTTTTCTGGTGGGTACGACTTCACCGGCAACCAAAACGTCAGCCCGAACCCCAGTCTACGCGACGCGATTGGCACGATGGGGATGGCTGGTAGCGCGGCAGCAGCCACTGGTATCTTGGCGAGAGACCGCGATCTATACGAATTTGGTAGCACGCTCGGACGAGGCGCCAACGTCGTCAGCGCTGTGACGGACCCAAGCGCCAGAACCTTGGCGCCTTTTGCCTTGAGTGAGTTGGGTGCGTCAGCACCAGTGACCGGCGCTGTTATGGGTGGCCTCAGTGACAGAACGAACCCTGCACGCGGCGCCGTTGTAGGGGGGCTTACCTCAGCAGTTTACGCGGCCAACCCCGCTTTGGCCGCAGTCGACATACTAGGGCAGTTCGGGCAGGCGGCGTTTGGTGTCCCTGCTAACGAACGAGTTTCAGTTGCAAATCTGGGGCGTGACGCATACAACTACGTCGGTAGTAACCTGAGCGCGGGCTCTACGTACGGCCTCACGCCATTTAGCGAAGAAGGCCGGCAGATGGCTGAGATCGACCGTGGCTACAACACACCCAACATGGCTGGGCCGGGCACCAACATAGGGCAGAGCTGGGAAGGTCTACCTGCGGATATGCGAGATACGCCAGTAGGCGCACCGGCTGGTGGGTACAACTCATGGGCCCAAGATGATTCGATCGACGCTCGCGGCGGCAATGGGGGCGGTATGGCGGACAACTATGGTAGCGACTCATATGGTGGTGAAGCGTATGGCAGCAACCCGGCTGGCACGTACGCAGACGGCGGCATGGTCGGTGAGATGCCCGGCCTGACCAAGCGCTACAACAACGGTGGCATGGTTTCTGGCCAACCGCTTCTGTCCATCGGTTATGCCGACGGCGGCACCATCGGTATGGGTTCCAAGCCAACCCCGGCCATCGTGAACAAGCGAGTTGACGCCATGCTGCGTGACCCACAGGCACGTCAGGCGATGCTGGCCCGACCACAACAGCTCATGGCCTCCGGCGAGTTGACCCCCGACGAAGTCACGACCATGGCCCGTGTGGCCGAGGCGGCTATGTACAACCCCGAGCTGTACCCACAGTTGCGCCAGTTTGTGGCCCAGCAAGGCATGACACCACTGCCCGCTACATTTGACCAGTCGGTCATTATGCGCATCATGGCCATCGCTCGCGCGCTGCAGGCCGAAACACCTGCTGGCCAAGTGCCCGGCACAGATCAAGCGCAAATGCAGCGCCCCGTCCCCGGTGACGGCAACGGCGGTTATTTGCAGGGGCCCGGCACTGGCCGCTCCGATTCTATTGGCACCGTGAACGAAACCACAGGCGAGCCTGTTAAAGTAGCGAACGGCGAGTACGTCATCCCAGCGCACGTCGTTCGTGCCAAGGGCCGCGAATTTTTCGACAACCTGTTGCGCCGGTACTCTGACGTGCCGAAGGGAGAATAAGCATGGACCAGTGGGAAATTGAATGGCAGACGCTGCAGAACCAGCAGAGTAACAACACACCGAACTTTCCAGAGTACGATTTCGACTACGGCGGCGGGACCAGCGAAAGCTACAACGCGCCATCCTACAACGCGCCATCCTACGACTACGCTTACGACATACCGTCGTACCGAGAGCCAACCTACGACTACGGCTTACCGTCGTATCGAGACGCGTCATACAACACCGCTACGCTGCAGACCAACGCGCCTTGGTGGCAAGCGCCAACGTCGGTTAATAGTATGGGTATGGGCCCCGAACAAAGCTTCGGCGGCTACTCCGCCACAATGCAAGCCGGGTCCGGCCCGACAAACATTGGCGCAACGACTTTTGCTGGGCCAAACACCACGATCACTACTGCGCCCTCGTCGAACGCTGCTGGTGGGTTGGGCGTCGACCCTCGCAAGTACCAGCTTGGCAACAACAGCCCAGCGCTGCTTGAAAGCGCGAGCACCACGGGTGCCAACCGTCAGCTGTCCAACATGGCGTTTGACCAGTCGCAAGAGAACGAGAGTAGCCGTGGCGTTCGGGACTGGGTCCGTGATCCTGAGAACCGTGACACGGTTCGCCTCGGCATCCAAGGTCTTGGCGCGTTGGCTGGCCTAAAGGCACAACGCGACGCCGGCAAGATAGCCAAAGAGCAGATGGGACTGCAAGCGCAGAACATGGCCGCGCAGCGGGCAGCCTACGAGCGCGAGATGGCCTTGCGCGAAGAAGCGATGGCTTCGCAGCGTCAGGCACTGGGGCAAAACCAGCAGATGGCACAACGCGCCAACCAAGAATCCGTCCGCTCGTTTGATGAGGCGCGCAGCCTGTACAACCCACAAGAGCTGGGCATCCGCGGCATGGCGCAGCAACGTGGCACAACTCAACGCAGCGTCGAAGATACCCGCAGAACGCTGGCCAGCCGCGGCTTGAGCGCAGCCGCGATTGAAGCGGAAGTCCGCCGTCAGCGCCTCGCCGGTGCAACCAACGAAACCACGGCGTACATGCGTGGTCTGGACACGGGTCGTTCCGCACAGGCTGGCGCGCTGTCCAGCGCCAAGGCGCTCGGGTCCACCATGCCCGGGCTGAGCTACAGCCAAGGGCCAAACGCTCCTACGTTCACACCGAACTACAGCGGCGCGGACTTCTACGCCAAGCAAGGCGCGGATAACTCCAAGGCGCTGCGCGACCTTCTGGAGTCGTACGCAGACTACCCAACTCTGCGTGCGCAAGAAGAAGCGCGCCGTGACATGCAACGGAGGAGCAACACATGAGCTTAAACGCAATTCTCGCCGGGATGGGCAGCCCCATTGAGGACGCTGCGCGCCAAGCGCGATCGTTCTCCGACCTGCAGACCCTGAGCGACAAACAAGTGGCATCGGAACGAGCCCGCATCCAGTACATGCGTAACGAGGAAGCTCGCCGTCGCCAGATGGAAGCTGTTGCCGGCCCTGAGGACTTGGCTGGTGGCACCCCGGGGCAGATGATTAATATGTCCACCGCGCCAGCGGCTGCTGCGCCTACGTTTGCCGGTACACCCGTACCTGACATCCAGAGAGCGCAGTACATCGCTCGCAACGTGACACCGGCCGTGGCGCCGAATCAAAGCAATGCTGAGTCTGCTCGGTTGTCGCGCTATGCGCCACCCGCTCCTCGCCCCGGTGACCCTATCGTCGGCAGTGACTGGCAGCCCGGCACTGGGCAATTTGTTGCTTTGCGTGGCCCCGCTGGTGAGAAACAACGCTTAGACTACCTGCGCGGTCTGAACCCTGCGGCTGCAACCGGCGGCAACGAGTCCATGGCCGAGGCCAACCGCATCAACGCCAACCGAGTGCCGGCAGCTGCGCCTACCGCCGCACCTCGCGCCGTCGACGCACAGTCGGCTATTAGCCGCGTGCTTGGCCGAGAAGGTGGGTTCGTGAACGACCCCGCCGATCGTGGTGGCGCCACCAACTTCGGCATCTCTAGCAAGTCGTACCCCAACATTGATGTGTCCAAGCTGACGAAAGAGCAGGCTGCTGGCATCTACAAGCGCGACTACTGGGACGCAATCAACGCCGATACGCTCCCAGAGGGTGTTCGCGAGATGGCGTTCGACGCCGCGGTCAACCAAGGTGTTCCGTGGACGAAGCAGGCTTTGGCCGCGTCTGGCGGCGACCCTGCGAAGTTTCTCCAAATGCGCCGCGACCGGTACCAATCCATCGTGGCCGCAGACCCGTCGCAGGGTAGGTTTTTGCAAGGGTGGATGAACCGCCTGAACGAGTTTGGCCAAGCCCCTCAAACCGCCGCTGCACCCGTGCAAACCCCGCAGACCGCTGCTGCACCAACGGCTGGCATGCCCACACAAGCTGCTGCACCAACGGCTGGCATCCCGACACAAGCTGCTGCTCCTGCGCAAGCACCTGCCGCACCAGACACGGCCTTCTCGCCTGAGCAGGTCACCCGCATTGCTACCGCGGCACAGCAAGACCTGCGCATCAAGCAACTGCAACTGGCAGAGATTAACCGACAGCTGTCATACGCTCCTGATCTCGCAACTGCTACTAGCTTGCGCAACCAAGCCAACGAGATTCGCTTTGGTGCGTACCAAGCCCAGCTTGTCAACGCCACGGCCCAAGCTGTGGGCGGCGACGAGCAAGCCATGGCGCAGCTGGCCAACGCAGCCCGTGTGCAGTACGCGCAGACCAATCAAGGCTTCGTGGCCGTGGCCATGGGCCAAGACGGCCAGTACCGTGCGACGACCCCGCCCATGTCCCGCGAACGGTTCATCAACACGCTGTACTCTGAAGCTACTGGCGCAGCCCAGAAGGCGCGTGCCGAACAAGCCGCCGCCGCAGCCAAGGCCTCAGGGGACATCGCGGTCAAGCAACAAGAGGGCGTCAACGCCATCGCGAAAGTCCGTGCCGAAGCCGAAGCTGCTAAGCAGAAGTTCATCTTGGAGTACGGGCTCACGCAGAACGACGTCAGCGCCATTGAGTTTGACCCGATCCGAGGGACGCCGTATATGCGCACCAAGGGTGGCGTATTTGCGTTACAGCCCTCGCAAGCTATCAACGGCATGCAAACGAAAGCGAAGTGGGTACCTATACCATCGTGATGACACGCGGTAGAATGGCCCCACGTAACACTGGGGCTGTTTATGAGCAATCTGTTTGACACCAACGCACGGGCCGACGAGGCTGTTTTTGGCGGAGAACCCGCCGCTCGCGCTGTAGGTCTGCCAACGCCGCGTAACCTTCCCGGCACATTCGCCCCCGGTGGCAGCAACCAAACTGCGCAGAACTTGGTTTCCGGCATGGAGGCCGACACCCAGCGGATGATGGCGGGCCTCAACGCATCCCGACCAGCCAAAGAACCCGTGCAGGGCTACAACCCAGATACCAACGAGGTCTTCAGCGGCGGCAAAACATTTCAGCTCGACCTAAACGAAGGGCGCCAGAACGCGCAGTTGTTCGACATCGACAACCCCCAGCTCCCCCAAGGCTTCGTGCCTATCCGCTCCTCTGAGTTCAAGAAGAAGCTGGCCTCTGAGTACGAGGGGCTCGACATCATTGACGACAGCCAGCGCGCGTTTGGCCAGATGGCCTCAGGTATTGGCTCGGCACTGCGAGACGTTGGTGCAGACAGCGTTGGCCCTGCGCTTGAGCAGTTTGGTGGAGACATTGCCCGTCGCAACCCCAGCAAAATCAGGTCGGTGCAAGACATTATCGACTCTCCACTCGTGACTGCTGGTGAAGCTGTTGGTGAGACTGGGTTTGAAGTCGCACGGTATGGTGCGCTAGGTGCCACGGGCGCCGCTGTCGGCGCGGGTATTGGTGCTGGCCTCACAGCGGCCACAGGCGGTCTGGCCGCGCCCACAATCCCAGTCTTTGCGTTCTTGGGCAACCGTGTCGCCAACTGGATACCAACCTTTGCGCAGACCTACGGCGGCATCCGCTCTGAACAACGCGAGGCTGGCATCGAGAACAAAGAGCGTGCTGCGGCAGCGGCGTTCGGCTCGTCTGCCCTTGACTTCCTGCTCGGCCCTGAGATTCGCGTTATGCGCGCAGTCGGCGGCCCGCTGACCAGAGCGGCGACGGCAAAGGTTGACAACATTGCGCAAGCCCGTGATTTTCTGGCCCAAGGCGCGCCGAGGGCTACCGGTAGTTACGGCCGAAACGCCGCGGTTGATTTGGGCGGTGAGTTTGTCACCGAGGTCGCACAGACTGGTCTCGAGCGCTACGGCGCCGAGAAGGATTTGACCAGTGAGGAGGCTTTGAACGAGTACGGCGTTGCAGGTATCAAGGGTGGTATTGGTGGCGCTGCACTCAGCCCCGTCGGTACGGCCGCAGAAAACCGCCGTCAAATCGCGGAGCAGATGCCTGAGTACCAGCAGGTCAAGAACTTCGTCGAGAATCTGCGGGCAGACATGGATTTGGCTGCAGACCCCACAGCACGCGGGCCGGTTCGCTTGGCCGCTGCAAAGCGGGCACAGGATGTGCTTCGCGGCTCGTCCGATGATCCTGAGTTTGACGCAGTGCTGCAAGAGTTTAGGCAGAAGCTGTCGTTTGTGGACACACAGATTGTCGCCGGCGCCACGCGGCAGGCACTGGACAAGAACACGCCGATTGACTTGTTGCAGTCGGGTATGGCTCCCAGCGACGCTACATCTTTGTCGATGATAGACGAACGGCCCGCGTTCTTCGAGCGTGGCGCTGAGCAGGTGCAGACCAATGCACCCTCTGACTTGTCCGCCTACGCGGCACCGGCACCGATGGGGCGTGAGCCACGCGCTCCTCAGCAGGTTGAAACCGGCATGCCCATGCAGCAGGTCGAGACCCAGCAGCCCATGGGCCCGTTCATCACCCCCGGCCAGCGTGTCGTGGCGGGGTTCCCCGAGCTCAACGCCACCATGGACCAGATTCAGTCTGGCCAGATCGCTCGTGAGGGCTTGCCCGTCACCGGTGAACTCACTCCCGGCCAACAAGCTGCGCTGACCCCACCCACACCGCTGGACCCCATCCAGCAGGTTCTGCGTGGCGTGTCCCTTGATCTGGGTGCGCCTGCATCCACGCCAGCACCTGCCGCTACTGCGCCTGCTCCGTTGCAGCAAGTCGAAACTCGCCCTGTTCCAGTTGTCTCCGAGGTCCCCGGTGCTGATGTTCCCGGGGTTTCACCCGCTGCGGCTCCGGCCGCGGCGGGTCTTTCTGAGCCCGCCCCCAGTGCGAGAGAAGAGGCTGATGCGCAAGCTGCCATTGACGAGCTCGGCCTACGCCCACTCCAATCGGGCGCGGGGGAGAACCTAAAAGCGTCTGTGCAAGGCGGCAATCTTAAAGTCGGTGGCACGGTGTCCCTCCCTGCGCGCACCATCGCTGCAACCGCAAATAACTTCCTGACCGGCCGCAAAGGCACAGGGGCATCGGGCAAGCTGTCTGCGGCCATGAAGAAGTTCTCCGACGCCTATCGTGCGTACCTCGACGCTGCTGGCAATATGGTGCCGACCGAGCGCAAGGACAAGGAAGGCAACATCACCCCGCTCAAGCCCAAGCGTGGGTCCAAAGTCCGCGGCACTGAGGCCGTAGCCGAAGAGCGCGCTACACAGTCCGTCGCCAAAGTCCGTGCACTATGGAAAGCCGCGCAAGACGCGTTGGGTGAGCTGGGTGTGGCTGCGGACAACAACGCCAAGAACGTCGAGGCCATGGTCAAGGTCGTCAAAGGCCGCATCGCCGCTGAGAAGGTTCGCCTGCAAGAAGAGTTGGACGCTACAGTTGCGCAGCTAGAGGACACAGAGCGTGAAAGCAACGTCACCATAGACTCAGAGATCAATGAGGCGATCGCCGACATCGAAGCTCAAATTCGTGACCTCGAGAAGCTCGACATCGGCCTGTCTCGTGGCTGGGCTGCGGCCAAGCGCGGCAACTTGCGCGCCGACACAGACATGCTTGACGTTCGTGGTGGAGAAACCCGCACGTCTACTGAAGAGCAAGAGCGGGGGGCTACACAGCCTCTGGCAAACGCGGCAAAAGAAGGCGCGCGCGTTGGGCCGTTCGCCCCTGTGCAGACTGGCTTCCAAGGCGTGCTGAACTACATCCGCAGCAACGGTTCTCCGTTCGAGCGCATGCTCGCCAAGGCGATTTCTGAGGTGTTCAAGGGCACCAAGAACCCGCCCAAGCTCGTGTTCGCCGAGGGCACGCCGCAGTTCGACCCCCGCACCAACACCATCACCATGTCGCCTACCGCCTCTACAGAGGTGGCGTTGCACGAAGCGTTGCACGCGGCGCTCCAGTGGTTCGTACACGGCAACCCAACGGACCCGGTTGTCAAACAGCTGCTTGCGGCAGTGGACAAGGTCATCGCGTACGACCCCAAGCGCTTGCCGGCAAAAGCCGCCGCGGTGCAAAAAATCCTCGCAGACCTCAAGAAAAACAAGCGCGACCTCGACGCGGTGCTTGAGCTGATCTCCTACGGAAACACGCTGGTGGAGTTCCGCAAGGCTCTTGAAGCCATGCCCACCAAGACCACACCAAAGTCGTTTGTCGAGGCAGCCACAGATGTGTGGAACATGATTCTCGCCACTGTGCGCAAGATGCTCGGCGTACCCCAGAGCGTTGCCAGCGACGTGATCATGGACAGCTTCAAGCTGCTGGAGGCTGCGTCGCGCACGCCGTACAAGAAATCTGCCAAGGGCGGTAGGCTGGATGTAGGTGTCACCAGTATGGTGGAGCGCCGGCAGGAGCAAATCGATGACGAGGAGGACGCACAAGACCTCGCCGAAAACGAGACCGCTGCAGACAACGAGCGCAAGCGCGTTCGTCGCGCGTATGACCGGCAAGTGCGGGCAATGTGGCCAGCCGTCGAGCGGGCTAAAAAAGCGCTTCGCGAAACACGTTACAGCGGGTCGTTGGAGGCTGGTGAGTTGCGTAGGCTCGTCGAATCTTTTGAGTCGACCATCGCCCTCTACAACGAGGTGCTTTCTGACCCAGACGCACTCTGGAAAGCGAAGCGGCTTGACTCAAACATGGAAGACGTGGCGGCTGAAACCGACACCATGCAGGAACTGATCGCGTCTCTTGCGGCACCAAGCCGGGCAGGCCGCAGAGGCAACGTCCTTGAGGCTGCAGTCACTTCTTCCGACCCAGAGCCAGCGTCTGAGCCCACCACGGTGGCCAAGGGCACTGATGAGCAAGCAGCCAAGAGCGCAGGTTATCCGTCGTTTGACGCGTACGCCAGCCAGCCCTCGAGCAAGTACAACATCACCCGCATGTTCTTTGAGCGCATCGGCTTCGGCGTGGACAAGGACGGCAACTACAACGCCGCTGGGCGCAAGACACAAGAACTGGCCAGCAAAGCCTCCTTGCTCATCCGCCGCAACTTCCCCATGCTGGAGCGTGTCATCCTGAACATCAACTCGAAGTTCGGGCTGCCACCGGCCATGCAGCGCATCATGGAGTATTTCAAGACCAACCAGAACACTGGCATCTTAGAGATGGAAAAGCTCACCGAGTACGTGCACCGCAACCCCGCCGTGGCCCGCCCCATGCTCGACTACCTCGACGGCGACACCAAAGCCTTGGACGGGGTCAAGGACGCAACGGCTATCCGCGCCATTGCCGACAACGTGCGCATGCACTTGGAGACCTACATCAACGACCTGCCCGCCAACTCTCCTGAGCGCGCGCTGTTCCAGAACCTCAAGTTCACGGAATACCTGCTGCATCCCAAGAGCGTTGCGCAACTGGCCAACAAGTCGTTCGGCCTGAAAAAGCTCTCCACCCTGCTGACCATCAAGCGCCGGGAAGAGACAAACATCGACGCATTCAAACAAATGTTGCCGATGAAAGACGGTGTTGTCGACAGTGAGGCTCCGCTGTATCAGACGTTCGAGACCGTACAAGACAACGACGGCGTGAACCAGCGCGTGCCCATGGGCTTCATCGACAAGAAGCTTGCAGACACCAATCCACCTGCTGGCCTCGACATCGACACTACCCGCGTGTGGAAGATGACTGGCCGCAAGGGCGACCGCTACAGCTTCGTGTCCCGCGCAGTGACCCCGGGCGAGGTGCGTCGCATGGCGGAAGATGGCCGCGTCGAAGAGTTGTCCGCAACCCTGCTCAACACCATGGCGGCGCTTTCGCACAACTACGCCAGCCGCAACTTCTTTGCGGGATTGCTGCCGCTCGGCCGTGAGGACGGCGAGCCCACAGCCATGTCCGTCGTGTTCGACAGCGAAGAGCAGCTGCGCAAGATTTTCAAGGGCGGTGTGCCCAACGAAATCATCGACGCCGGCAACGACGCCATCGACATGCAGAGTATCAAGAAAGACCTGCAGCGCACCGGCACTTGGGTCCGGCTGCCTGAGGGCCCCACCTACGGGGCGCTGGCCGGCAAGATCATCTCTGGCCCAGCGTGGAGCGCCATGCGTGACATGCACGACCGCGCGCCCCTGCTCAACAGCCAAGCACTGGCCACGACCATGTCGTGGTTCAAGAAGGCCAAGACCGGCTACACCCCAGCCACGCACGTCAACAACATCTTGACCAACTATTCGATGACGCTGCTGCACGGCATCTCGCACAAGACGCTGCTCGACGCTGCCAAGCTGTTCGCCAAGTTCGAGGCCTCCCCCGGTAGCCTTAAGCCGCAAGAGCTGGCCATGGTGCAGGCGTTCTACCGGTCGGGCGCGGTGTTGGGGCAGTACACCCAGACCGAGGCCAAGCAAACCATCGCCAAGGCGCTGTCTGCGAGCATCTCACCCGACCCCGGCGGCTCGCTGCTGACCAAGATCAATCAGCTGGCCAAGTTCGAGAAAGAGTTCGCGCAGCTGGTGACGCAAGCTGGCCGTATGGGCCGCAACGCCGACGCCCGCGTGATGGAGCTCTACGCTGCTGGTGACAACATCTTCCGTCTGGCGGCGTTCATGAACGTGGCGGGCAACTTGCAGGCTCGTGATGGCACCAAGGAGCTCTCACCTGCGCAGACCACTGAGGCTGGTATCGCCGCGCGCAAGATGTTCCTCGACTACGACATCGACGCCCGTTGGGTTCGCGCAGCTCGCCAATCGGTGCTGCCGTTCGTGTCTTGGTCGTACGCGATCATGCCTGTGCTGGGGCGTCTGGCCATCACCCGCCCATGGGCCATGGTCAACATGCTCGCCGCCATCGCGATCATGAACAGCATCATGGACGACGAGGATGACGAAGAGTGGCGCAAGAAGGGCCCTGAGGCCGTTCGCGACAAAGCGCTGTGGGGCATGGGCCCGCACATGTACATGCGTGTGCCGTTCCTTGGCGACGACCAGAACCCCGTGTACTGGAACATCGGCAAGTCCATCCCCATGATGGCGCTCTTCCAACCTCCTGCCGGTGAAAGCAAGTTGCTGGGCCAAGACTGGTACCCCGGGTTCTTGAACCCATCTGGCCCGTATGTTTCTCTGTTGGCCAACACGTTCCTCAACGTGGACCCGTTCACGGGCAAGGAGCTGTACAAAGAGACCGACACCAGTACCGACAAGCTGCTCAACAGCGGCGCTGCTGTGTGGGACGTAATGATGCCATCATGGGCCAGCACTCGCCTCTACAACAACTTTAAGGACTTGGCCGACGGCAAAGTTGGGCCCACCGGTGTGCTGCCTGACAGCATGTTCATTGCGCGTCTGTTCGGCATGACCCTGTACGAGTTCAACCGCTCTGAGGTACAGTACAGCCAGAACGCCGAAGTCAGCAAGCTCAAGCGCGAGTTCATGACCGCCATGCGCGCAGCAGCCAAAGACGAGGCCCGCCGCGGCTACCCAGACTACGAGGCACTTGACGTTAAGCTGGCCGATCTGCGCGAGCGTATGATGCAGGCTATGGACAAAGCACGAGGAGAAGAGTAATGGCAGCCAAGAAATCCACTGTAAATGCCGCCGGCAACTACACGAAGCCCGAGCTGCGCAAGCGGATCGTGAGCCAAGTCAAAGCCGCTGCAACCCAAGGCACTGGCGCAGGCCAATGGAGCGCCCGCAAAGCGCAGCTGGTGGCCAAGAAGTACAAGGCCGCTGGCGGGGGGTACCGAGATTGAAAGCCCCTCAAAAATCCCTGAAAGACTGGACCGACCAAAACTGGAGAACCAAAAGTGGAAAACGATCATCTGACACGGGCGAAAGGTATCTACCTGAGTCTGCGATTAAAAGCCTTAGCCCTGCTGAGTATGCTGCTACAACGCGTGCGAAACGCGCTGGCAAAGCTGCGGGGAAACAGTTTGTAGCGCAACCCAAAAAGGTAGCTGCAAAAACCGCGAAGTTCCGCTAAACCAACCCCGAAGGAAATACCATGGCGATGATGAAGAAACCTATGATGATGGCAAAGGCACCTGCAAAGGGCGCCGGTAAAGCCGCCGCTTTTAAGCCCTGCAAGGGTTGCCCCAACCCTGCCAAGTGCAAGGCCATGGGCAAGTGCATGAAAACGGCAATGAAGTAATTACTTCATTCCAGCCGTACGGGTACGGGCGAATGAACGGTTCTGGCTCTTCGGCACAGCCCGCAAGTTGCCGGAACCATTTCCACCGCCTTTTGCGATGGGTGTACGGTGGTCCACATCCTTCCCATCGCCCTTCCTGACCACACCCTTTTTCTCCATCGTGGCACGAGCCGCGTTGCGCTTGGCCCGGTTCTCGATCTGTTCGGGTTTACCCTGATAATTGGCGTACTCTTTTTTGTAGTCGCGTGGCATTATGCTGCTCCTTGTGCGCCGCCCAAGACGGCCAAGATGGTTTTGCTCTGTGAGCGCGATGCTGTGCCCGTCAAGCTGTCGATGAACCTCGGATGGTTCAGGCTGATGATAATACACTGGGCCTGTCCCGGTGCATGCTTCGGGCAACCTTTGAACATGGTCACACGGTCTCGGCGACGAATCAGCGCACCCTCGTCCTCCAACTGACGCTCCAGACGGTCCATGCCATCACGCTTGAGCTTGAGCCACATGCGCAGCTTCTCGGCGTTGATCGCCACCAGACTGCCGGGCATGACGGGGTTGTTCGCATCATGGACGACCTTGACCCGGGCCACCGCGCGCTCGGGTGCTGGCAGGGTTACTTGCTCGACGTTGGAGCCGTACTTCTCACGGCAGTCCACGATCTGGTCGTTATGTTCGGCAAGGAACTGGCCGATGGTGTCGAAGACGTCCACGCGGTGCTCGATCTCACGCTGGCGGGTGGCTTCCACTTGCAGGATCAGGTGGCGGAGGGTGGCATCAATGTCGAACGGGAACAGGCCCAGCTTGGCGCCCACGCGGCCCACGGCCCACGCTGATATCAAGGCCGTACGATAGAAGCGTTCCTGCGGCTCGAACTGGAAGTTGAAGTGCTTCTCGAACGCCGCCTCGGCTTTGGTCCACAGCACCTCAGGGCCACCCATGGCTTGCACGGCCTCGATCAGTTCTGGGAATGCCCAGCCGTTGTTCTTGGACACGAGGTCGAAGAACTCATACGCACCGCTGCGGGCCTCGCCGGGAAGTGGGGTGACGAACGTGCGGTCGTGTTGGCCAAGCTCCAGACACCGGGCTTTGAGTGGTTCGCTACCAGCCTGTGCGCCGTCGACCTTCTGGTGCAGCGAGATGTTGGTCGTCATGAACGTGGGGCCAGCCCATGTCGCTGGGTCACGCAGTGAGCCGTCCTTGGTCATGCGCACCTTCTCGCGGCCTTGGCTAAAGTCGTACAGCATGTCGGCCATCTCTTTGTCGTCGGCCGTGGTCACTTCGTCCATGCAAGCTGGCAGGTGGTTCAGGATGCCCCTGATCTTGAACATGGCGTTGGCCGTGTCCTTCTTGTTGAGCAGCAGCTCCCGAGGACTGCCGATCAGGCTGTTGGCCGCGATCAGGCTCAGGGTTTTCCCTGTGGTCGTCTCTGTGGAATAAATCGACACGACCAGCGTGGAGTTGCCTGACGCTGGGCCCAGCAAGCCGGTGGTTGCGAGCAGCACGGTGGCACGAATGATGTCGGTGCCCGGTTTGTTGAGCATGTCCATGGCCCGCACCCACTCTTCACGCGTACCGTGGGGAGCGATGTGTGCGCCGTATGCCTGTGCTGCGCCGCGCAAGCGTGTGTCGGTCGAGCCGTTGGGCGAGCCGATGATAGTTTCGCCACACATGAACGAGCCGTCTTTTTGCCAGCCGAATGCGGTGTAGTCCTGTCCAGACGGCGTAACAGATTGCACCATCGTCAAATAATCCATCAGAAAGCTCCGTAGTTTTTCTTGTGCGCCGGGGGTCTTGATGTAGACCTGCCGGTTCAGTAGCAGGGTAGAGAAGTCTTTGCCCGCCACGGCAATCTCCGACATCTCGTGCTCTTCTTCTTTCCAACCCACCATGGGGTACTTGATCATCAACCTGAACGCAGACTTACGACTCCCGGTGTCGTTGTAAACCCCGGTGATGTGCATCTCGTACGCGCTGACAAAGTCGTAGTCGACCGACTCCACAGACGACTCGGTGCCGTTGCCGTCGGTCACTGTGTTCGCGGTCTTGACCTCTTTGAACACGCTGTTGTTGCGGATGACATAGCCATCGGGCAACTTCAACGCGACCTGCTCACCCGTCTCCTCGTCTTGCACGACGGTCTCCGTCTTGACGGACAACTGCGCAGGGCTGGTGATCTGGCCACGGTGCGGGCAACCCTCGCACCCCTTGCTGCACAGCTGCTCGAACTTGGCGCAGGTTGTGGGGCCAGAGCCGTTCCAACCATTGAGCTTGTCGAGGTTCGTGTTGAGGTCGAAGTCCTTGTGCTTGCCGGCCAACCAGATGATGGCCTGTTCCGGGTCGGTCGAGTGCTTGGCCATGCCCAGCGAGGCGCGCCACAGGGGTTCCTCCACCGGGCGACCAGCGGCGTCCGTGACACCCCCAGAATCCATCAGAGCGCCGACCTGCGCACAGCGCTTACCCACGGCCATGATGTCCACGTCGTTGGAGTTGAGCACCGCTGACAAGATGGATGACATGGGCTTGCCCGCCCTGCGAGGGGCCGTGGCGCTCTTGGGGAGCTTGCCGAACCACGGTTTGAGCACCGTGAACAGTGCCACCGCGTCGTAGTCCGGGCAGTCCCGCAGACAAGCTACAGGCTTCCACGGCACTTGCTTCTTGTGCTGCGTGCCCACTGGGCGCAGCACCATGGATGGGTCATGAATCTTGCTGGTGTCGATGACGACCTGCTGCTCTTCGAGCGCCATGCGCAGGGCGATGGATGCCTTGACCCAGTGGTCTCTGCTGACCGGAGCGGTCATCGGCCAGTACAGGTGAATGCCACGGCCGGAGGACACCACCATGGGCCCCGGCATACCGATCACCTTGAGGGCGGCGCTGATGGCCGTCCAGCCTTCTTTTTGTGTCTTGTATGGCTTGTCGTCGCCAATGTCGAGGTCCAGTGCCAACGCCTTGAATTTCGTGGCCTGTTCTTGTTTTCGTGACCACTTGGGCCGACCACTGTCGTCGGTGAAGCTGTGTCCTGCAAATGCGCCCACACTGTAGTAAACCGTGGTGTTGGGTTCCGCATCCCACTGTGCAATCTTTGCTACAGCGGCGTCAATGTCGGTGAACGAGCCCCGGTTCCAAAACATGCCGCGCGGGTTGGCCCCGGTGTGGTCTGGTTTGTGGGTGCAGATTACGAGTTCGTCGACTTGGGCAAATACGCGAGTGAGAAAGTTTTTTGTGTCCAAAGCATGCCCCTAGATGAAAAACCCCGGCCGAAGCCGGGGAGCCCTATGCGGGCAATTCTATTACTCGTCGAACAGGCTGTCGAGTTTGGCAGCCAGCTCATCCGATGCCTTCACAGGTGCCACGACAGGCTTGCTGGCCGGGGCTTGCGCTTGGATAGCGGGGGGAGTATTGGCCGTATCCTCATCGTACGCGTCGTCGACGGCAGGTGCGGCGATGGCAGCTTTTGCAGCGGGTGCAGCGAGGGCTGGGCCAGCAGCTTGGGGAGCCATCACACGGGTGGCCACCTTCACGGAGTCGCTCTCAAGCAGCGTGTCAACGCGGCCGATGGCTTTCTCGGGCACGAACCCTTTTTGCGTGAACGTGATCTTGGGGTAGCTGGCTTGGTCGTCGAAGCCCAACTCCGTGACCACTTCCTCAGGGCCAATGCCGTAGTTGCCCAGCTCCTTGAAATACTCGCGCAAAGCTTTCATGCCACTGACAGGCACAGTCATGCTGTAGACCTTGGTGGGGTCAGCCGCGGCCACGACAGCGAGGTGACGCTGGTCGGAGCACATCTTGGACTTGGCGCCCGATGGCAGGATTTTGGAACCCAGCACGTTGTTGGGGCAGTCAGAGCAGCCAGTGTGCACAGGGGCTTGCACGGTTACGTCAGGCTTGAGGCCGTCATTCGACCAGCATGCTGGACGCGCATCGGTATCGGCTGGGTCGTACGCCTTGGCGTAGAACACCTTGGACACGCGGGGGTTGGCACCCACGATGATGGTGTCGAGTGTGACGCCCACGGTGGTCTCAACACCGTCTTCGTTCAGTCGGTAGCGGCCAGCACGGATGCTGATGCGGGGGATACTTGGGCCCCCGTCGCTCACGACGGCCGAGGCCACGGATGATTTGGTGCCTGCCTGTTGGCGGGCGGCGATACGCGCAGCAATGTGCGCTGGGACGTGTGCGATGTTGCTCATAAGTTACTCCTTGGATTGCGCTTTGCGCATATTGAAAACCCGGTTGGAACTGAAGTTCACTCCGGGAGGTGGTGCCCCGTTGGCTTCGATGTAACTCTTGACCCCGGTTTTGGACGCGCGGGACTCGACCATGTCCCACGCATCGTGCTCTTTGCAATAGCTGAAAAATTCTTCACGCGATGCCACCGTTGCCGTGTGGTGCGTTGACCAGTAGGCCGTGCCGTGCGGTGTCTTCACCGTCTCAAGCCCGTCCTCTTGTGCCTTGGCTGTAAACCAGTTCTCAAGCGCCACGAGGCGCTCGGTGATGGCAGCCTTGGCTGCTTTGTGTTGGCGCTCAAGATCGTCGATCTCTTTACGCACTGCGAGGTATCGCTCTGCTGCTATGTCGTAGTTCACTGTTTGACTCCTTGACTCAATCGTCACTGTTGATGCCCTGCACCAAATTCAAAAACTCCGCCAGAGTGTTTTGCTTTGCGCGGAGCCGGCGGTATAGCTCTGCTTCAAAGCTGGTGGCCCATATGTGCCACACAGTCGTTTTGCCGGTTGTGGTCAACCGACGAATCCTCGCATTGGCTTGCTCGTACTGTTCAAGTGAATAAATGGGAGCAAACCATATGATGTCTTTTGCGCGTGTCAAAGTCAAACCGTGCGCGGCAACCTTCGGATGGGCCAGCAAAATCTGCGGACGTTCCGTGTGTTGGAAGTCGTTGAAAATCTGATCCCGATCCTTCTTGCTCGTGTCACCGTTGACCATCGCGACGTCAAAGCCATCTGCTGTCAGCTTCTGCTGTAGCCAAGTCTGCACGCCCTTGAGCGGCACGAAGATGATCGCTTTGTCGCCAATCTCTGTAAGTAAGTCCGTGAGGGTATTATACCGCTCCGAGGCGTCGATGGCAATCGTTGTGCCATCACCGTACACCACACCGCACGAAATCTGCAACAGCTTGCTCAACATCACAGCGGTGTTCGGCGCAGTTACTTCGCCAGCGGCGAAGATCGTCACGGCCTTGTCCTTCATCTCCTTGAACGCCTTCTCCTGCTGCTTGGTCAGCTCAGTCTTGCGCCCAACGAAGTTGGTGTCAGGCAAGTCCTTGCACTCGTCAAGCGAGTAGCGGATCGACGGCTGCAACACACGTCTACATGTCTCCAGCGCATCGGCGCGCGGCGTCCACTTGAACGTCGTGACCTTCTGCATCACCAAGTCCTTGAACGTCGTGAAGCTCTTGGGGCAGTTGGGCGAGTCCACCAGCCGAGCCAGTGTCCACGCGTCCGCAGGGGTCTGCGAGATGGGCGTGCCGGTGAGCATCCACAACCACGGGTTGTGCTTCTGCATCCACTTGGAAAATATCTTGTACCGTTGTGAGCTGGGTGACTTGAGCGCCGTGGCCTCGTCGTAGATCACCACGTCAAAGCCGTTGAGCTCGGACGCCATGTTGGTGAAGCCGTCGTGGTTGATGATCACGTACTGCACACCCGGTGTGTTGAGCAGGTCCAGCCGCTTTTGCTTGGAGCCTGCACAGATCACAAACGAGCGATGCGACAGGTGATGCTTGAGCTCGCGCCCCCACACAACCTTGAGCGTAGACAGCGGTGCCACAATCAGCACCTTCTTGGCCACACCTTCATCGAGCAAGAAGTCCGCAGCCCACATAGAGCTGATCGACTTGCCAGTACCCGGTGCGTTCAGACACAACGCACGTTTGTGGGTCGTGAGAAACGCGGCCGTCTCCTTCTGGTGCTCCATAGGGGCGAACCGCGCTGGCCAGTTGTAATACTGCAGGATGGGCGCTGGCACACTGAACCCGAGGTTCTTGAGCACCATGGCCTCGTCAACACCGTACGGCATTGCCAGCAGGTCATCGTTGCCGTGCTTGAACAGCTTGGCGTGGGGGATTAACTGCGCAACGGCCGCGTTCTCGCTGCTGTTGATGATGATCTTGCGCTTCTCAGGAATCACGAGCATAGGGCCACCCAGCCTGCAAACGTCACCGTCCACAAATCAATGTTGTGTTCATTGGCGATCCACACTTGCCCGTTGGTTTGCTCGATGGTCCTGATCTCGCGCTCTTGGTTGGCAGTGGTTGTGCCCTTGCCGAACTTGGTCTCCACAGCAAAGAAGTGACCGTTCACGTGGCCAACAAAGTCAGGGATACCTGAGCGGCCGAAGCCGTTGGCTGGTGGCATGAACCACCAGCAGTTGGGTGTAGCTTTGAGCACGTCCTTGACGCGCTTCTTGACGTCGCCTTCGTTTTTCATCGTTTTCATCGTTTACCTTTCAGTCGTGCATCGGGGCAGATCGCCTTGGCTGGGCACCACGGGCACAGGCCCGATGGCTTGGTGTTGAACACGCCGAGGTCAATGACCTCTTGCACCTTGCCAAAGCGAGGCTCCAGTCCGCGCCACAGCGCGCCAAGGAACCGCCGCTCGTACTTCGCGTTTGTCATCTCGTTGAACCGCAGCCACACGAACGATGTCTTGACCGTCTTGACCTCAGGGAAGTGCCACATGACCATGGCCGCGAACAGTTGCAGCTGTGTCGGGTTGTCCTTGACCTTGCCCGTCTTGTAGTCGAGGCAGTACGCCGTATCTCCGTCAACCACCAGCACGTCGGCGATGGAGCGAATCCACACGTCCTTGGCGAACCACTCCACAGGTTGCAGTTGTTGGTTGACGGACATCTGGTGCTCGAACAACTTCGTGCCCGGACGGGCCATGATCTTCTCCACCACGCCGCCCCACTGCTTGAGCGTGCTCCTAGCCTCGTCGGTGTCCTCCAGCGCGACAGCGGCCTCCTTGGCTGCCTGTCCTTGGCCAATGGCGTTGCCGTAAGCCTCGAGTACCTTGTGCACACGGTCGCCGTAATCGGCGGCTTCGTTGCTGGTACTCTGCACGCGCTTGGACACATACAGGTAGTCGAACTGTGCGGGGCACTGCTCGAAGGTTGACAGTCGACTGAACGACAACGGCATGACTTGGGTCATTCTTTCTCCAGCGCCAGCTTGGCGAGTTCTACGGTTACTTGCTCATGAATAGCTTGAAGAAGCGCTTCCTTGGTCATGGAAATGCGTGGTGTGCGTCCCGGCTCGTGCATGACCCTTGGCGAGATGTCAAGAATCTTGACGTCAGCGTCCCTGCACCGGATACCAACGCGAAAGCTCCAGTCATACTGGTCATCGCGGCGGTAAGCCTCAACAGCGCACCACGTAGGCAAAGTCTCGCTGTGCCAGTTGTCGTCTTTGTATGTGCTCACTTCGCCGCTCCGTAGCTCACTCCTGCACCAGTCTCACATGCCACGGGAATGCTGCGACACCACTTGGGCGTCATCGACAGACACTCTTCCATGTACGCGCGCGCTTCAATAAGTTCTTCATCACGTACAACACACACCGCCTCGTCGTGCACAGAGAGCTTAACGGGGTAGCGCGCGTTGATACGTGCAGTTTGCCACAAAACAATCAGCATGGCCGCATGTTGCGATAAATTTTCTACAACTTTTGCGCCGTGGATCGTCACACGTTGACGCCCCATCTGATACGTCCAGTTGGCGCCGTCGTGCCTGAGGTCGTTGTACATGATGCCGGGCTCACCGGGGCGACCGAAGCCATCCCATTGGGTGATGAACCAGCCGTTCACATCCACAGGCAGCATGTCACAGCCGTTGGCGATGTCAGGCAACACCACGTCATTGCATCGCTTCCACAGCGCCACAACCTTGTAGTGCACGGAGCGATACAGGTCGACAATGGCATGGGCCCGGTTCTCGTCGATCGGCGTCAAGTTCGGGTCGTTGCGGGCAGCCACCCGCACCATTTCGCAGAACCGCTTGGCCCCAGCGCCGTATTGCAGGGACAGCATGGCCACTTTGCCCAGCTGGCGCTCGGCCTTGTCTGCCTTGGTGATCACACGGCCGAACAGCTTGCCGGCGAAGTCGCAGTACAGGTCCACGCCGTTGCGCAGCTTATCCAGCACGTCGTCTTGGCCAGCCAGCGCCATCACGGTGCGCAGCTCGATGTTGGACGAGTCACCCACCAGCACGGTGTGACCCCGCGGTGCCATGAGCGCGTTGCGCAGTCCAGCCGATGGGCCACGAGCAGGGATGTTCTGCCAGTTGATCGAGTTGCCACCAGAATACCGGCCAGTTGTCTTGGCGCCCCAGAAGTTGAGGTACACCGGCAAGGGGCCACGCTTGGCCGTCTCAACGAAGCGCAGCGCACGGGTCTCGGCGATGGTGGTCTTGACGCCCAGTCGTGCGGCCACGAGGTTCTGCACGTCGCTGTCCTCGTGATCCAGCAGGTCGGTGAAGTCCTTGTCGCTCTTGGCGAACGCGTAGGTCTCCTTCTCCGGGTTGGCTTTGCTCGGCTTACGCGGTGGCACCACGCCCAGCTTCTCCAGTGCCAGTGCGAACTTGTCGTTGGACATGATGGTGTCGCGGTTGGTCGCGGCCATGGCCAGCAGCTCTTCCTTGCGAACCACCTCGGCCTCGTACAGCCACTGCATCGTCTGCTCGTCACCCACCAGCATGGGCTCAGTGAACATGCGCACCGTCATGTCGATAAGCCTGACGGACAAGGCTGGGGTGTACGGGTCGAACCGCTTGCCCAGCTCCTTGCACAGCCATGTGTCGTGGTTGCAGTAGGCGGCGTACTCCTGCAGCTCTTCTGCAGTGAAGTCCGCACGGCGTTTGTCGATAGCGGCCAGTACGGCTACGCCCTTGTCCGGCAGTGCGTACTGCTTGGCGAGGTTAGCCAGCGAGTGCGAGGTCAAGAACGGCAGCAGCATGCGCCCTTGGGCGAGGGTGTCCATCCACAGCTTGGGCTTGATGCCGCAGTGCTGCGTCAGGATGAACCCATCGAACAGGGTGTTGTGGCAGCGCACAGCGGAGTTCTCCCAGTCGAAGTTACCCTGCAGCCATCCGATGGTCTCCAAGTCGGGGCCACTGAACCACTGCGCGGGTTCTTCGTTCTTGATCACCGACACGCCGATGATCTCAAACCGGTCGTCCTTGATGTACGCATCGGTCTGCATCTTGGACAAGGAGTAGTCCTTGGTGTAGTACGTCTCGAAGTCAATAGTGAGTATGTCCATCACGACTTATCCAGCATGTTCGAGGTAATCTGTGCCAGCATGATGCGGCTGACGTCCTCCAAGGTTATGGCGATGTGGCGGTCAGCGGGCCCGTACGGTTCACGGCTGCTACACACGATGAATCCTCCACTCACTTGCTCGATACGGAACTCACCAACCACGCCTCTGTTCTTAATCGCTTCTTCGCGGTATATCGAGTTGAGGGAGCTCTGCGCGCTCGCTATGTTCTGCGTACCCGCAGAGCTCAGCATGCCGCTTCCACCACTTCCGCCGCTGACCGTGAGCATCTGTGCGGGAGTTGCAAGTCTGGCGGCTGCGTGCTTCTTCATGCTCTCTGCATACAGTCTTTTGAGCTCTTCTTCTTCCCACTCTTTGATGAAGCTTTTGGTCATCTCACACCTCCTTGCCGGTCTCAAGGCGATCAGACACGAGCTTGGCGTAGCCCGCGATGTCGGCCCAGTTGTCGTGGTAGTCAGGGTCACCGTTGATGATGCGTGCCAGCTTGTGGGCGATCATCTCCATGGCTTCCCACTGGTCATCGGCCAGCTCTTTGTTGTGCTTGGCCAAGTGCTGCGCCATCACGCGCTTGAGTGACTGAGATGTGGACGCATTGTCGGCGAAGGTGCCGTAGCGCGCACCGCGTTCTGCGAGGATGATGTTGGTGTCGGTCGGGGTGTTCATAGTAATGCTTCTCCAAGGTTGATGATGTTGTCAGTACGACGATTTGTCGTTGTGCGGCGATGTATCGCCTCCAGTATCCGCGGGTCTACTCTCTCGAATGGCCAAAACACACTTGGCGTAGATGTGCTCAAGTGTGTGCCGCAGATGGATTGCTTCTTCGACAGCGGCGTCGCGTTGTCGGCGGAGTTGTTTGTTTTCATATTGCAGGTCTGCTACGAGCAGGTCTATTTCACGATCGTTCATACACAATCCTCCAGTGCTGGCGGCACGTAGTTGGGGCCTTTGAGAACCTTGCCGTCCTGATCGAAGTACGGCTGGCCCTCGGGTGAGAACTTGCTCCAGTTGGAGGTGTTCACGATGTTCACAGCACGGGCCGTGTCTATGCGTGCGGTCTGTCCAACGCCTATGGCGGTCACAACCTGATCGGCAAGTGCATCGGCCAACTCCTTGCGGTTGGCAATGCTTGCGGTGATGCGCCCAGCCTTCAGGCCGTCCGAGAAGTCCTTGAGCTGCTGGTAGATCATCGAGTTCTTGCCGGGCATCTCCACGCCCGTGCCGTTCTTGTAAGTGAAGCGCAGGGCTTCAATCATCTCCACGATTTCTTCGAGGTGGCATCCAAGCTGGACATTGAAGCCTTGTTCAGTGGGATTGGGTCGGGCACGGTTGTGCCAGAGTGCAATGGACTCGATTGACATGGGAGCGCTTTCTGTTGGTTGATGAAATCGGTCAAGCGCGCGATGCGCTCTGCGTGGTAGTTGGCCATGTGGTGTGCATACTCTTCGGCGCTGTGTGCCTTGAGCTGCTCCCGCTGGGCGTGCGCCAACTCTTCCTCGGCCAGCACGAGTGCGGTCGGTGGTTGAAGTAAGCGAATGAAGTCTGCGAAAAAGATTCTGAACATGGGGTGTTTATTTTGCCTTGGGTTTGAAGCGCGTGTCTTTTGTTTTTGCACGATGTGCTTGACCCGCCTTGGATGCCTTGATGGATTGCTCTTGGTCCTTGATCATCCGCTCGCTCCTGCCAAACGGGCTACCCTCGCGGATGTTGAATGCGTTGGGCAAGGGCCAGATTCGTTCGTCGATGTTCATTGTGCTACCCCGTTGTAAATTTCAGTTCGCATGGCGTTGGCTTGAGCGATGAACTTTGGATGCACCCGTCTGTTCAGCACCTGCGCCTCGTCCAGTGCACGTTCAATGGGCACCGCTTGAGTGGAGTCCCACTTGTCCGTCTTGATCAAGGCTTGGCATGCGGACATGCCACCACGCAGTATACGAACACCCACGTCCGCGCCGCCGATGTTCGGGTCCATCTCCGATGCTACACCGATAGTCGCCAGCATTAAAGCCAAGTTCTCCAGCAGGTCAGCGCACGGCTCGCCGTCTTCCATCATGTAGAGCCTGATCTTGCGGGTGGTCAAGTCCTCGGCAAGCTTCTTCTGTGCCATAGCACGGGCCACTGGGTTGAGGGCTGTGTTCTTGCTGACGTACTTGACTCTCATGCCATTATCCAAAAAGCGATTAACAGGCCGAAGCCCACGATGATGGTCATGTAGATAACGTACAGACAGATGGTTTGCAGTGCTTCCCAGTCATCCATGATTCTTCTCCTTGAGTTTTTTCTCAGCCCACCAGACGGCGGACTCAAACGCTTGCTTGTCCACCCAAGACTCTTTCCAGCCCTGCTCGATGTCCTCGTCCGTCAGCCCCACCCACTGGCGCTGGTGTGCGTACTCTTGTGTGTCGTCGTCGTCAATCATTTCTTCTTCACCCACATAAGTGCCAGCGCGAAGCCGACGATGATGCCAAACGCCGTGCCAAAGGCCAGCGTCAACAGGATTTGAATTGCTTCGTTCATCGCACCACCCCCACTACAACAGCCAACACACCGCCACCGATGGCACCGAGCACGATGCCCAGCCACAGCGCGGCCCAGTACTTCATAGACTTGCGCCATGCGCTGGGGGCTTGATGAATCCAAAAGGCAGGGTTACGTCTGCCCACCTTGGCGGGGCTGATGTTGAAGTGCTCTTGCTCAAATTGTTCTCTTGAGGTCATTTGCTCCTCCGATCACAGTATTTGTTGATCTCCTTGATGGCCCGTGGCTCGTTGCCATCGAACCACCACGCGGTGCATTGCTTGTAGAGTTCAGCCCCACTCAGCATCGCCCGGTCACGTCCCTCAACGTAGCCCTGCTCAAAGCCCTTGGTGAATGCGTAGCCCGTCATGATGTAGAGAGACGCGACCAGCGCCAGCCCAATGAGCACGTACTTCATACGGCACCCGCGGCGGTACGCATCACCTCAACAGTGCCGGGCTGTGTCGCCGTGGTGTAGGTATCCTTGCCCCATGCCGCAGTCAGCACGGTGCAGATCGACGAGCGCACCACCTCAGGGT